ACCCTGTACGCTCCGTTTTCCAGTGTGCTTTTTGTGTCAAAGCAGTACGTCATGTTTTGATTACTAAAAGTAATTAAATAAAAGTTTTCCTCTGGAAAGTACACTGACTTATAAAGTTCACCAGTTTCATTAATTAAATGAATAATGTCCTTTGTAATTGTAGAGGACAAACTTGTAAGGGGCATTGACTTTTCTTGTATTGTCCTACCGAAACTTCTGAGTCCAGTCTGGGACAAGAACATAACGTCAGTACCTGTGTACTGCACAGTGTCCCTGCCTACACAACCAACACCTGATATTGTGTCCTGTAGTGCCATCGTAGCGGGTGCATCAGCACCACCATAGACTACTATACTACGCTTACCAAAGATAATCAGGAGGTTATTGTGTGCAGCCAGTGCTACAATCTCGTCATGACCATCAGGCCAAACCTTAGATATATCAATGGACCCTGACGTTCCCCCTGACCAGTCATGACCTATCAACAGGTCAGACCAGTACACTGTGGACTTGTCCGTAGCAAAATCAGCTGTCCACAAGCGTCCATACGCTGCTAACACTTCGTTGCCATACATAGCAGCAGCTACACCAGCAGCCCCTGTGACTGTGCTGAGCTTAACTACTGATCCACTCGTGTTGTTATACACAAGCGGCTCATGTGCGCGTTGGAAGAAATAGATGTTGTCATTAAAGTTGACCATCTTCCACTCGTCAGCACTAATCGTGTAACTGCCGGGAGTCTCGTCGGCAAGCGTTGTCTCGCCGCTGAGAATCTTACTGTTACCCGTGGAGAAGATCTTAGTGTTACCTGCGTCGTCTCTGTACTCCTTGATCGCACGTATCTTCTCAGAGCCTAACTGAGTTTTGTTTGTAGTAACAACATTAAGCCCCTTGCGAGCAGCAACACGTCCACGCTTGTCAATCACAGCGTTGTCCGCTACTTCCGCAAAGGACGGATCTTGTGCCAGCGGTGCGTCTTCGGTATTGATACCTTTGAAGCCCGGAGCGACAAGATTTATGCTTTTGAGTTCCTGTGCCATACTACTGCCTTACGGAGTGTAAAATATAGTTTCTTCAGGGTGTCTACCTGCGTCCTGTGCAATTGCATCGGACAGGTACTTGTTGGCTATGGTGAAGTACTCTTGAGTAGAGGTCCCACCAGTCTCACCACGCTCTCGTGCTGCCAGTGCCACTGCTAAGTGGACTACGGGCATTGCAGGTATTTCCAAGGTGTCTGTGTTTGCACTCAAGTCTGCGTTACGGAAAGCCCCACTAAACCGTAATGAATAAACACCATCAGGCTTAGGGTACACGTCTATATTAGGGTCATCGCTTGCGTCAGTATTGCGGAACGTGTAGTACTTAGGTGCACCGGACACTGGATTACCTACGAAGAACTGTTCGTCAAACCAGTCATTAGTCTGGTACTCCATTACAAGATTAGACGTGTCATTGATGATGTTGAATTTCTTGACTTTGTTGCCACCGCCAGTTAAAGCGTAAGTGTACGTCCCAGAAGAAGTAGTAATTGTAAGTGGGTTACGTAGTGCTGACCAGTCCCAAGAGTTTTCCACTAGGTCCTTAGCGTCATTAACAATGTCCCCTATGAGCTTACTGTACGCTGTGCTTTGTACTGAGACTACTTCTGTCTCACGAAGCCTCCTAAGAACATTATTAACTAAATCTAAATAAGTCATTAGATCATGTCTCCAAACAAACTTTCATTAATGATTCGGTCTAATTCTACCGTGTAGTCTTGAGGCTGGTACTGAACACCTACAAACCCCGGAAGCTGATAACTTAAGCCTCCCATGTAGCCCGGACCTCCTCCTCTACCACCAGCAGCAGCAGCCATAGCTCTAGTAGTACTTCGTTCTATGTCTGCATAGATACCTGTAGCTGGTAACTCTTCGTTTTCTGGTGTATTTGGGTCATCGGACATGGAAGGACGTCCTATGATTTCTGACAGTCTGTTTTCGCTGTCTGCAATTTCTCCAAACAATGTTTCTTCAGTAGTTCCTAGTTCGTCAGATACGTTGCTAATGGCAGTAGTTAAAGCTTGGTATTCATTAGCGCCCTGTTCTACAAGATTGTCAAACTCTGCAAATATGCCCGTAGCTTCGGAAGTTACATTACCTTCATCGTCGTACTGAGTGTCCTGACCTACAGTTTCAGCAAGAGCTTCTACATCGGCCCCTACGTCGCTAATGTCTGCTCTTAGTAGCCCTTCAGTCGTACCTATCTGATTAAGAATGGTTTCAGTGTTTGTGTCGTACTGGTCAGCTAAGTTTGACAGTACTTGGTCCACTGCATCGGCTCTTTCAATACCCGCTGCTTCTAAAGCGTCTATCTCAGCGTATATACCAGTAGAGTCAGCTACTATGTTTCCCTGTTCGTCAACCTGAGCAGGTGCGCCAACAGCATCAGCTAGTCCAGATATCTGACCTGTGAGTGCAGCCTCTGTCGTGCCTATCTGTGCCAGAATGTTTGCTTCAGTAGTCTGATTAGCAATAGCCAACTCTGACAAAGCTTGGTCCACTGCGTCTGCTCTTGCTACACCCTGTGCTACTAAATCGTCTATCCGATTATTTAAGTCAGTATCTAAAGCAGATATCTGACCAGTAAGCTCTTCTTCCGTACTTTCTATTTGTCCAAGTAATGCTGCTTCTGTAGTCCCTATTTGTGCTAGAATCGTTTCAGTGTTTGTATCGTTAGCTGCAGCTATTTCTGCCAGTGCTTGATCCACTGCGTCAGCCCTAGCTACTCCAGCATCTACTAAAGCATCTATCCTGTTGTTTAAGTCAGTATCTAAAGCAGATATCTGGCCCGACAATGCTGCTTCTGTCGTTCCTATCTGTGCAAGAATGTTTGCTTCAGTAGTGTCATTAGCAATAGCTAACTCTGACAAAGCTTGGTCTACCGCGTCAGCCCTAGCTACACCCTCTGCTACCAGATCGTCTATCCGGTTGTTTAAGTCAGTGTCTAGTGCACTTACTTGTGTGGATACGTCCTCAATAGCTCCGTACAGTCCTGTGGAATCTGCTTCAGATCCTACGATGTCATTTACTATGTCTTGAACTTCAGTTTCACTCAGGTCTTCCAAACTACCCAAAGCAGTTTCAACGATGTCCTCTACGTCTTCAACACCTAAATTGTTTAAGTCGTCAACAATATCACTGACTATATTTGTAACGTCTTCTTCACTAATGTTTTCTAAGTCTGCTAACGCGTCCGTTACGATACCTTCTACGTCTTCTGCGCTTAGGTCATTGAGTTCACTTACAGTTGTTGTTAAGTCGCTTATTGCTGTGTCTAAGTCATCAATATCTGTCTCAACAGCAGTCAAAGTACTCTGTATGTCTTCAATACCTAGAGCAGCAAGTTCTTCCGATATAGTCCCTTCTAAACTTGTACGTAGTGCGTCCAGATCTTCAGTAGTAGCGACCCCTTCTAATTGTTGTTGAACATCTCCAAGTATTCGGTCAATTTCTACTACATCTACGCCAAGATCAGATAACTGAGTACCTAAATTATTAAGTATTTCTTCTCTAGCAGCTTCAACGTCACTGAGGTACGCAAGTCTGTCATCTTCAGGTACGTTATCAAACATTCCTGAGTAAGCTTGAGTTTCTATGTCCTGTGCGTCTACTAAATCATCTGTGCCATTTAAGTCCGAGTCTCCTTCCGCAAGCTCGTTAGCAGATACTTCTTCTTCGTCTTCTTCTTCATCAAAAGGCAAACCACCGTCATCAGTAGGTAGTCCTGTTTCTGGATCAATACCCTCCATTAAGTTGGGGTCAGTTGGCTGATAACTGACGTTACCTAACTCATCAATAACGGCTTCACCAAGATCAATTACCTGTGCAATCGTCCCGTCTTCACCAAATATTGCTGCGCCGTTTTCTGTCAGACGACCAATGGTTTGAGTTACGCCTTCCTTTACTTGAGTAAGTACACCGTCCTCACCGACAAAAATCTCACTTAGATTGCCCGGACCTACATAAACACCATCTTGGTTGAACAAAGGAATTATTGTTTCGGGGCCACTGACGGGTAATGGTACTGGAAAACGTATCCCTGCAAACACAGGGTTCTCAGCATTGGGTACGTGATTGATTGAAATAATACTATCTGACTGACGTTTTATCCACTCGTTGAACTTTTGTTCATAGTCAGGGTCACTTGGCGACGGAGGAAACGCAGTTTCTAACTGTTGCTGTAGTATCTCTTCAACATCAGTAGAACCAAACAAGATGTCAAGCACATTCTCAGACAGCCCTTGTAACTGCTCTCTTATGTC